CCAGCCGTCGGCCCTGCCTTCTGGCACATAAGCCTCGTCATGGTCTAAGCGATCAATGACGTCGGGTGGAAGTTGGAACGGTACTTGCAGCGGCGCTTCACCGATCATCAAACTTGGGTGAGGTACCGCGCGGGGCGGCGCGAACCCGAGCTGGGCTGCATTAAGGTCATCATTATATGCCCTCAACACGCCGTCCAGCTCACGCCGCTGGCCGCGGTTGAGAAAGCCCAATTGACGCACCTCATTGGCAATGATGATCGGCGGTCCAACACCGTGTTGCACCGCATCCGCTAGGGCCTGTGCTTGCGAACGTCCTTGCGGAAACCTGACTGGCGATATGAAAGGATTGACGGTTGTCGTCCATTCGGTGACGACCGTGTTCCAATCACGCAAAGCCAGTCGTGGCACAACAATTCTGTTTGCAAGACTTATCGTCCACTCAAACCAACCTTCGTGGTCGTCGTGGACACTTCGCAAAAGCGCATCGACTTGATTAGACACATCTCTCTCTGGGCAGAAAGGAACAAATCCTTGTTGGAGTGGGTGTTGATCAGAAACCATGTTCTCGATCATGAACTGATCAGTTCGGGACACGTGACGCCATATGTCACACGTACGCAGTCGCAACGCACGATCCACTCCGTATGCTAGTAGTTTTCCAATCCCATAGCACCCTAGTATCCCAAGTGCATAGGGCGACAATTTCTTTGCGAGCTTAATATGCCCATCAAGAACTTTTCCGGGTACATGCACAACCTCCGCAAGGAACTTCTTAGCAGCGTTCAAATTGACGGTGTCAATCGCCTCGTCGCCAACGTTCGTCGGAAACAAGCGTGTAATCACACGCTGCCAAGTAGCGGTAATCGACTCCAAGCCATGGGGAACCCACGACATGCCGGCTGCCTCAAAAGGGAGGACAGCAACATCCGCAAAGCCATGCCAGACAGAAACATTGACGTCTAGATCTGGCATCGGTGGCTCTACAGGTAGGAGTCTAGTTATGCGAGCTAATGAAATTAACAGCTCACGTACGCGGTCATTGATACTGGGCTCCCTCAAGTCAACCACGATGAGGCCGTGGTGCCAAAGGTGTCGAGCCCAGTGCGCAACATTGTCGGGAGAAAAGGCGGTGGTGAGTTGCTGGGGGACCAATCCCGGCTGCTCACCACCACCCACCATCTGAATGTCATATAACATCAGATGATGA